CATGCGCATAGCGCCTGGAAGCTTCATCAGCGTGAGCGAAGAGATATAACTCCGTGTCTTGACCCCAAACGAACCGTTAGATACAGGAAATAAGAATGTAAATGCACAGAAATCATCTCCCTGCGAAAGATCCGCACCGAGTGCACATGGTAACTGCCAGAATTCCCTCTCTCTATGAGGAAGTGTTTCTTCATAAGTGAAGAAGTAAGTGTATCCCTCCATCGGTATACCGAAACGCTTGGCAAGGATGTCATTGCGGGCAGCCGGAGCCTTCTCCGCTCTCTCGACATCGAGGTGATAGGTCTCATATGATACCGTCTTTCCAAGATTCGGGTTAGCTTTGATCCACATTGCCGGGTCCGATACCTCTTCTACCTCATCCAACTTGTAATGCCAGATCGAAATATGAGGGGCTACGTAATCGCCTTTAAGGATGCTTGCCAACTCTAGTTTGACGTCATCACCACTACCATTCCGGACTGTGCCCTCGGAACTAATGGCCACAATAATATAGTCGTCAAGCTTCGAGGCACCCTGCTCGACTGCGCCGACAACATCCTCTCGAATATCCCCGGAAAGCCACTCGTCAATAGTCGAGATCTTAGGCCTGAGACCCTGCAACTTGTCGATCGTCATAGGACGAACCTCAAGCAACGACCCTGTAAGAAAGTTCTCAACACCCTTCTTTGTGGAAGCGAGCTTAACCCGATTGACCCGCGACCCGGTCGTGTTCTGCATCGAACCCTCAGTCATAAACCGAAACAAAGGGCCTTTGCTTCGCACAATCGCAGTGCGAAAAGGAGACATTACTTCTTCAGCTTGCTTCATTGTTGGAGCAGTAGTAATTTGGTGTGTAGTTGCGGTGTCCACAGTCAAGAAATAAGCATGGATACACTCGGCGTACATCGACTTCGCAGCCCCGCGCGCGACGATCAAATATTGCTTCTTTGTTAAGCGCTTCTTAAGAGTCTTTGTGACATACCGACCGCCATGGTTCTTCTCTGACGGCTGATATACACTACGCTCCACGAAGTAGAACCATCCAAAAATTTGTTCAGCCCATAGTTTGAAGGATGGTAATAGATTAAGATCACCTCCGTCAGTCAACGTCAATTCATTCTCACAGAATTTAACGAAACCTTCTACGGCATTGTCATCGTAATAGATGTTCTTATTGGTAATTAGAGAGTCGATTCGATTCATCTCCATCGATATCTCTCTATTCACAGGAACATCGCCACGGAGAACAGCTTCTCGAAACTCCCCGTAATACTTTGGTGTAGATGTGTTCGATAGCCCCATGGCAACCCCTTTACTTCGTCTTAGCTGCTGCTTTCTGGGCAGGAGTACGATAATCTCCGATTACCCAGTCAAATAGATCTGGGCCTTTCTTCTTTGCGAGTTTAGCTGCTTCCTTTTCGATGAATGCACGCCCAGCACTCTTCTGGGGTTTATTAGCAACTAACATCTTAGAATATTGCTGCTCCAGATTCATTCTGGTAACGAGTTGTTTCATCTGATCATTGCTAAGAGCTTGCGGCCCGCTCTTCTTAGCAATTTGCTTAAAAGCAGCAGCAGACTTCGCTTCTGGGCTAGCTTCAAAACCCTTTCCGCCAGCAGTACGAATCTTCTTTCCTGGTTTCGCAGTTAATGTAACTGATTGTGGGCCTTTGCTTCCTCGTCTCACCCCCCATCGCATTCCTTGTACACCATAGTGAGCGATGAAATCATCAACGTCACTCATACGTTTATCCTTTCTGAGTTCTTCTCGATCATACTTAGCGCTTCGTCAAGCAACTCCTTGCATTTAGTTTTATTAAGTCGATCGTGTGGTGTGAGGCCACCCCAAATACCGTCAAGCCAATACGCGCCATGACTTAGACGATACGAGAGACTATAAACTCGGCATTCCCACATCACGGGACAACTATTGCAGATGTTTATAGCATGACGTCTCGAGATGCCTATTTCTGGAAACCAGAATATCGGATCAACACCACGACAATCCGCATTCGCTATCCAAGCCCCGGTCATAGGGCATCATGAGGAGCTTCGACATTAGGGGAGAATATATCATAGAGTGCATCGTCAAGATGCCACCGATACCAAATCGCGCCCATAAGTGTAACCAGAATTAAACTTAGCAGAATCCAAATAATGAACACGGCGGCCAACCAGTTAAGAAGACTCACTTGGAGGCTCCTCCCTTCCTTGAGAATTAACCAACCGAATAACCTCTACGGCTGTCCAAGCTCCAAGAACGACTAGCCCCGCTGCTAGCATAGCTGTTGTAAATGTAGTATCCGGTTCAGCAGCACTCGTAATAAGAAGAATTGCTGCCATAAGAAGCAATGGGAGACCTTGTATGAATTGCAACATTAGTTTCTCCTAACCCGTTAGTTGTTGAACTGTTCAATGAGGAACCACCACCCTCCAACCGCCCCAACAATAAGGACAATAGTTACAAGTATCGTAAGAAATATGTTGTTGTTCATCTTAGCCTCTCCTAAGCTCCTCCACTAACGGATAATCCCGAACCTCTCGAATGACATTGATTCGCCACTCTAATTCTCGGATCTGTTCCTGCATGGCAGTTACTAGATATGAATGCATCGGCGGGTCGAACAGAAGCCGAACCCTAAGATACATGTAAGACCTAACATTGTTCAAACGCAAATCATCCTCAAGGAAATCCGCCCACATGTCGGTAGCATCCTTGATGGCGAAACCTTCAACTGGGCCAATCCCCAACTCTGTTAGCGTTGAGAATACAGAGTTGATATGAGTCATGATGTCTACATCGAACTCGGTATAGTCAGGAGCTATCCCAAGAATCTTCTTGACATTCAACAAAATACTTTCAAACATGTGTCGCACCTCCTTACCATAGTTTTGTGTCTCCGGCCTTACGATCGGAGAAAGGTTTGGGTAGAAATCGTTCATCGCTAAAGTGGATAGCGTTGTGAGTACGATGAGTGGTGGTGATCAGGAACTCCGGGTCGAGAATATCGTCATTGCCATGGACAACGTCTTCTACCGTCATCGGATTCATGTGGTGGATCACAAGATCCTTGTAGATCTCGTAGCCCGGAATGCCTAGATCACAACCCTCGTCTCGTACAATGACCTGTTGGCGTATAGCACGCCATTCCCTTGAGGTATAGAACTTCTGATTGATGTAACGATCGAAACCGAACGTAGAATCCGCAACTCTGGATCGCAGAGCGAGATAGCGGTACCGTTCTTCGAAGGTATGAAGCCTTATGAGCTCAGAATATCTTCTAGTCATCCATCATCTCGTCAATCTCGTACCCGGCGTAAGAACGCATAGCATCCAGGGCCGTCTGATACAACTCCTCGATCCGTTTGACCGATTCCATTGCCTCAACCTTGGCTTTGAGAAGGTCGTTCTCTCTGGAAAGGCGTTCTTGTTCCAACTTCTCCCTTGTTGAACCCAACTTCAAGTAATGATTGATCGTCTGAGAGCTTGCTGTTCCATCCTGGAGCTGCCTTTCGGCCAGATCGACTGAAAGCGAGATCAATTGATTCTCTCTACCCTCAGGAGTGGTTGCAGGAGGACGCTTTGGACCAGGTTTCATATCACTTTTAGGACGTCTACCCATACTTCTCCTCCCTTCTAGGAAAAATTGATCTCACAGAAAGTCCCCCCGGAGCTATTTTTGGGAGTGCGGCGATGCATAGGGGGTGCGAGCTCAACGAGACCCCTCCCCCCTATGGTGTTGCAACAGGCAAAGCTCGACCCATTACAATCTTCTTATGCATTCCAGATACATTCTCTCTAACAATTTCATCGATCGCCTCCTCAATTGCCGACTCATATAAGGGCTCTGCTAGGTCGTCTGAAACCTTTGCAATTCTTGCTAGAAGACTTAAGGTGTTGTACCCATACCGAGTGTCAAAGACATACCAGTCATTGAATTCAGTCACAGGATCATAAGGATTGTCAACAGTTGTTAGCATGTGTTTAGCCATCACTAATCCTTAATGTTAGTCTTCAGTGTAGTAACACTAACACCTAGGGCATCAGCAACTTCTGCTT